CCCGAGCACATTCTCTACGCGGATGACGGCGGCGTGGCGATCGATATCAGCCGGGAAGCCACACTCCAGATGAACGATGCCCCCGTGAATCCCGCGGATCCGGCGACAACGGTGTGGACGAATATGTTTCAAGACAACCTCACCGCGCTGCGGGCGGAGCGGTATATCAACTGGAAGCGGGCCGCCACTAACGCGGTGTATTACCTCACGGGCGCGGTCTATCCGATCGTCTAAGGCACAGGGGGATCCACGGCGGGCATACCGCACGGGATCCCCCGTTTCATATGCTGCAACTCCGCATTGGGCGATTCGAGCTCAGCTTCAAAGCGGCCCCACTGCGCCCGATCGGGCGGGGCTCGGGCAACTGGTATCCGGTCGTGCGGGAACCGTTCACGGGCGCATGGCAGCAGAATCAAGAGATCCCGGGCGCGACCGCGCTCAGTAATCCCACCGTGTTTGCGTGCGTCACCCTGATTGCCGCGGATGTGGCGAAGCTGCACTTGCGGCTGGTGGAGATTGACGACGAAGGGATCTGGACGGAAACGAGTAACCCCGCGTATAGCCCAGTCCTACGCAAACCGAATCGCTATCAAACGATCGTGAAGTTTATCGAGCAGTGGATCACGTCCAAGCTCGTGCATGGCAATACCTACGTGTTGAAGGAGCGTGACGCACGGGGCGTGGTCAAAGCCCTGTATGTGCTGGATCCCACCCGCGTGGTGCCGCTGGTGTCACAGGATGGCGCGGTGTATTACGAGCTCCGCCGCGATGATCTCTCGGGGATCGCGAGTGTGACAGGACAGGTCACAGTGCCTGCGAGCGAAATCGTTCACGACATTATGATCCCGCTCTTTCACCCGCTCATGGGCGTCTCCCCGCTGTATGCGTGCGGGGCCACGGCGCTGCACGGGCTGACGATGCAGGACACGAGCACGAAATTCTTCAAACAGGGGGCCCGCCCCAGTGGAATCCTGACGGCCCCCGGAGAAATCCCGCCAGAGAAAGCCCGCGAATTGAAAGACCGCTGGAACACGGAGTTTAGCGGCGAGAACGCGGGCCGCGTGGCGGTGCTCGGCAACGATCTGAAATACGAAGCCCTCATGTCGAATGCCGTGGATTCCGAACTGATCAGCCAGTTGAATTGGACGGCGGAAACGATCTGTAGCTGCTACCACGTGCCCCCGTTCAAGGTGGGCGTCGGGGATGCGCCCCCGTATAACAACGTGGAGCCCATGAACCAGCAGTATTACAGCGACTGTATCCAGAGTCTGCTGGTGTCCTTCGAGACGGTGCTCGATGAAGGGCTCGGGCTGGAAGGCACGCCTTACGGCACGGAATTCGACGTAGACGATCTGATCTGGCTGGATACCGTCACCCGCACGAAGGCGGCAGCGGATGCGATCGGCTCGGGCGCGATGGCCCCGAACGAAGCCCGGAAGAAGTGGTTTGGCTTGGGCTCGGTGCCCGGGGGCGATTCCCCCATGGCACAGCAGCAGTATTACAGCCTCGCCGCGCTCGCCCAGCGGGATCGCGATCAGCCCTTCTCGAAACCGGCGCCAGCACCCCCAGCGCTGCCGCCTGCACCTGAAGAAGCGGATGAGGGTGAGAAAGCCTTCACGGCATTTTCTCTTGCGCTCTTGCGGAAGGATTGGAGTGCGGATGCCCTTTGATGCGCCCGCCTTCGCAGACGTGATCGAAACCGTGATCAAGACGGCACTGGCCCCGCTTGTGGCCCGTATCAAAACCTTGGAAACGCACACCACTGCGGATCTCGTGCGGGTGGAAGGCTATACGTCATTTCTGCAACGGGATCTCTCCGCGGCGATGGAGCGGATCGCCAGTCTCGAAGCGGTGCCCACGCAGCCCGGGCCGCAAGGGCCCCCGGGCTTGGATGGCTTGGGCTTCGATGCCTACACGGTGGACTACGACGGCGAGCGCACCTTCACGCACCGCTGGCAGGCGGGCGAGAAAGCCGCGGAGATGACATTCCGCACCCCGATCGCGATCTATCGGGGCGTATATCTGGACGGCAAAGTGTATGAACGTGGGGATCTCGTGACGCTGCGGGGATCCGTCTACCACTGCGATACGGACACCACCACCCGCCCGGGTGACGGGAAGGATTGGACGCTGGCGGTGAAAAGCGGGAAGGACAGCAAAGCGCCATGGCCGCGGTGATCACCCTCGCAGAAGCCAAGCGGCAGTTGAAGATCCGCGATACGGATCACGATCTCGAAGTGCAAGCCGCGCTCACGGATGCGGATGCGGTGATCCGGGCGTATCTGAACGACATGAACGATCCGTTATGGGATGACACCACCGCGCCCGCCCCCGTGAAGCGGGCCACGCTGCTGCTCACGTCACAGCTATATGACAACCCGGGCGATGCGGGCATGGCGGAATACGAAGACACGTGGTCCGCCATTCGGAATGTCTTAGCGTCGTGGGGCCGCACCCCCACGCTGGCGTGATGCCGATTGGAGACTATCGGCACGTCGTGACGGTGCAGGATCCCACGGCGCTGATGCCCGATGGCGAAGGCGGGTGGACGGAAGGGTGGGCGGATCTCGATCCCGCGAAGTGGGACGTGAGCATCATTCGCGCCACCGCACGCGATTTGGAACGAGTAGGGGCAGGCACGATTCTCACGACAGCCACGCACATCATTGAGGGCCGCTATCGGGATGATGTGAGTCTCACCACGCGATTGCTCTTCGAGGGCCGCGTGTTTGCGATCACGGGGGTGGATAAAGTGGAAGAGCGGGATGTCACCCTGCGGTTAATCGCAGAGGAACAAATCTAAATGGCCAATAACCGCATGACGATCGAGGGCTTGGACGAATTCACGCAGTTGCCGCGGCACTTGCGGGAACTGTCGGATCCGATCGTGCGCTCGCATGCGGAGCGGGCTTACACCGATGTGCGGAGCGCCTACAAGGTGATCACGGGCACCCTGCGGGATGGTGTGGTCATGAATGCGCTGGCCACGGGCGATCCCTACACCTCCGCGTATGTGGTGGCGTCCACCGCGGAGTATGCGCCCGCGTATGAATTCGGCAGGCAGACGGACAAAGCCCGCCGCGGGCGTCCAACATTCATTCCGATCACGCAGCGGGAACAATCCGCGAAGAGCCGTGCGGTAGCGGCGATGCTGCGGGAACAGGGCTTTGTGGTGACGGGTGAGGATGCCTAGTGCAGTCGGATTTGAGTGCGATCGATGCGGCGATCTATAACGCGCTCGCGGGTGATACGGCCCTGCGGGCCCTCATGCCCGATGGGGTGTTTTGGGATATCGCCCCTGGTGCTGATCACTTCGTGTTAATCGCCCGCAGTGAGGGCGAGCACATGGACGCGCTCGCGAATGAAGATGGGTGGGATCGGATCACCTACACGGTGCAAGCGGTCGATCAGTCGGGCAGCGTGGTGGCGTCCAATGATGCGGCCTACCGCATTCACGAGCTCTTACACCACGGGTTACAGGATGTGGAAGCGGGGAATTACACGGTGATGCATATCGCCCGCGTGTTACCGATTCGGTATATGGAAGTCGATCCGCAGAATACCGCCGCACGGTGGCAGCACCACGGTGGCCAGTATCAAGTGATGGTGTGCCCGTCCACGCGGGCCTAAGGGGGAGCGTATGTCAGCGACATTACGACGGCACGGATCGAAGGGCGATGTGCTCATGGATCCCACGGGGGGCGCCACCACGGTGCATGTGGCGAGTTTGAACGGCTGGACTGCCGACTTCAGCAGAGAAGCCGTAGATGTCACCGCATTCTTAGACACCACGAAGGTGTTTATTCAGGGCACGCAAACGGCGCAAGGCACCCTGAAGGGCTGGTGGGAGGCAGTCGGCAGCAAGGTGCTCTTTGATGCCGCCTTTGGCGATGTCGCGGTCATGTTGGAGCTCGTGCCGTCCACGCTGGACGCGACCACGATGTTCACCGGCCCCGCGAATCTCAGCATGTCGATTGAAGTCGCGGTAGACGGGGCGGTCACCGTGAATGGCACGTGGACGGGCGCGGGCCCGTGGACGCTCGAAACGGGCGTGTAGCACACATCCGATGCTGCGTGGCACTGTCGCTGCCGTCAAGTGGCATTACTACACCGCCGCGGCGGTGAACGGCTACACGGTCACCCGCACCGATGGCAAGATCTCGCTGGTCGCCACAGTGGTGATGCGGGATCCGTTTAAGTTGTCCATGCGCC